GATTACCACCATCCTTAGCGTAATCTGCGTATCTTGATTCTGGTTCTGGTATCATTCTACAATTTCGGCTTCTACCGCTTGCGTTTTGACTTTATTGGCAATCCTAGACTTGGCTTCCGCGATCATCTTGGCGGCATCATCAATAGACGGCCCCTTGCGATGCTCAACAATGGTACTCGCCATGCCCGAAAGCTGTCCAGCCTTATCGGTCATAATTCCAATAGTCAACGCCAATCGGTCTGGTGAGATAGCCTTGAGCTGGTCTGGGTCGCGGCTCAACTGCTCTGCCTTCTCGAACAAAAGGTCTGTGTACTCAGCCGCAGCAATGGCGTAGCGTTTGGAGAACTCCTTGCGCTTTGACTCCAGCGTGTCGTTATGCCTCCATTCCAGCGCACGAACAGTCTCATGCGTCACCTTGCACTTCTTGGCAATAGCATTGATACGCCCACCCTGCGCCAGCATCCAGAGGATCTGTGCCGCCACATTCGGGTTGTAGTTCTCGATAGTGTTCCGAGGGAATTGCTTAGCCCTTTCCTTGACCTCAAGGAAGAACTCTTTCATCGCCTCTTTACTATCAATCGCTGATAGGTCTTCGTCGCTCATTTGTTTTGGTCGCGTTCTTGCGACTGCCCACTTATAGCAAGAGAAATACTTCTGGCAAGAGCTGGATTGCGATATTCTTTCCCAGTCCTGCGATAAGACTCGGAAATACTCGGTGTTGCCAGTTTGCGACTTGGCTCTCCAATGCTTGACGCTCTGCGTTTCGCTCCAGCCGCTCTAGCCTCGGCTTCCATTTGGGACATCAAATCGGCTTGGCTTGTGCCTGATACTGCTGTCGTTGCTTCTTGGCCAGTAGACGGACGAGAAACGCGTTGCTGTTTGAGAACATCAATGGCTTCTGCGAGCTTCTCGATGTTTCTGATGTCTCCTTCGAGCTTGTCGATAATGGCTTTGATGTCTTCATTATTTATGTTTTTGGATTGTTTTGCGCGGCTTAAGGCCTTTTCTGTTCTGTCCCATGCTTGAAGAATTTGTTGATCGGTTACACCACGAACATACTGTTGAAACTCTGGCGTCTCACGAACAATTTCCGACTTGCGGTTTTTAGATCTCTTGACGGAATTTCCAAGTTCTGCGAGATCAACGATTTTATCGGTCATATCGTCAATATAACCGAAGATGTCACGAAGTTCTTGCCTTGAGGTTTCTTCAAACTCTTTGATTAAGTTGTTCTTGTCAATAACTCGTTTGCCGGTAGGCCTTACTCCAAGTTGCCTTGAACTCTGATCGGTGAAGTAGCCAAATGGAAGCTCGTAAACAGCACCATCTGCATCTTGCAGGACTGGCCTACCACCATCATCTACAACAGTACCGACACGACCTTGAAACTCAATCTCGCTTCCAACTAGGTCTGAGATCGTTGGGTCAATCGCCATAGGGGGTTCTTTCTGGAACGCCAATGGTTTAAACTTACCTTCCTGCTCGCTAATGTAAGCCCGAATATCATTTGGTGTGATTGACCCACCTGCGCCAGAACCTTGTACTTTTGACAATGGCACTTTTGACCTTTTAGCTAATTCAGAGGCAAGTCTTGTTGCATTTGGTTTGCCTTGCGGCATGTATTTTATGCTAATGTTTTTGGGGTCTTTTACCAAATAGGTTGAGGAACCAGTTTCTTTTTGAGCAAGGGTATCATACCCAAGATTGAACAATTCATTTACAAGCTCCTTGTTATTTGCATAATTAGATTTTGATGGGTCAAATTCTTTAGAAAAAGATGAAGCTAGATCGTAGCCATCTTCACTCCAAGGCGAATAATCTTTTCCATAGTCCCTTCTGTTTTTTAACGTTTGTTTTTTGAAGTTGTCCCAAGTTCTGTTTTCTTCAATCCATGATTGAAAATCCACATCAGAGGTTTTTGAAAATAATTTAGAAGGAGGGTTTCCAAAACGCTCGTTTGGTTGAGATGAAACAATTAGCTCTTTAAGTTTAGTGTTGTTTGGGGCAAGTCTCTCAACCAAATCAACCCAATCTTTAAATTGCCACAACTTGAGCGATTTACCTTGAGCCGCGCTAACTTGGTACACTCTACCCCCTTGTCCGGCGTACTGTCTCGCTAACGGAATGGAACCAGATAGCCAAGTTGGGCCTCTAAAACTTGTTATTTCTTTTTCTTTTGACCCATGAAATGCTTTTAATTTTTGCTCAGGCACAAGCTCTCCATTTCGGTTGAACCTTGGCGATTGTGGCATCAAGTTGTCACGAAGGCTGTAATAGGATGTAGGGCCGTATGGGATAACAACATCGCCAGAAGTCTTGATTGCGCTTTGAAGTCGGTCAAACGCAAATGTGCGGTAGATCCCAGTCACAAGGTCTGGTGATACCTTTTGCATCATTGGGTTGATACCAAGCTGACGGGTTGTTTGTTGACCTTGAACGGAGTTGATAAAGTTCTTCCGTTTCTGCCAGTTTTTAGGATCTACGCTTTGATAGTAAGCATCAGTCGATTGTCCTCTGTTTTGGATTTCAACAGACTTCTCAATATCCTCGTAGATCTTCTTGCGGGTAAGGTTTAGTTCCTTAGCGATCTTGTTCTTAACTGCGCGGTCAACATTCTTGTCAAGCTGGCGCAAGTCCATTGCCTCAAGATACAAGCGACCTTTTTTAAGCACCCATTTTGTAGGAACAACATAGTTCTCAGTAAGACCACCAAATTGCTCTGAACGACCTTGCTTGATTGGTTTGTTAACAAGAAGTGTACCATGATTTACTGGAGCTTCAATTTCAGACTGGAGTAGTAAAGCCTTACCAAACTCGCCATCATCAATAACCCCAGCTTCCTCTAGTGCCTTTAAATGATCCTCTGTGAGAATCCCTTCTCCATTCCCGTTTTTGTCGGGGATAAGAACACCATTTGGCAGTTTCTCACCGCGCTCTACGATTTGCTTATTAACTTGGTCTAAGACACTTGTAGCTTGATAGTGCTTTGGGTTATCGGATTTAACATCGACAACCTTTTGAACTCTTTCTGTTTTTGGTTTACCAGCAGTCTCACGGTACATTTGGCGCACCATCGCCTTTACTTCTGGCAGCTCCCTAAACCCGTTAGCAAGCAGTCCTGTACCCATCACCATGCGCCCACCAGCATCAGTCGCTCCACCCATCTTGAAGTGCAGGTTTTTGACAATAGGCGTAGCATTAAACAATGTTCTAAAGCTGCCTTCAACAGCACGACGAAGTGGGGTTTTGCGAGACTCTTTGTAAAGGTTTCCTTTAAGTGTATCCTCTAGCAGTGTCTGTACACCTTGATCGGTGTAATACTCAATAGCAAGTTCCCCCAAGTCGGCTGGGGTCATATCATTCTGCCTGCGCAAGTTGTTGTATTCGTCTGCCCACGCTTTAAACTCTGGGTCTAAAGTTCCATCTGGATTACGAACAAGCCCAGGTTGAGTATCATCTCCCAACATCCGTGCCACAATAGCACCATCTTTTTGCCATACATGCTGAATCATGTGTCCAGCTTCGTGCATGGCTACTTCCTTTAAGAACCCGACCTTGTCGTTAACATTGACGACAGCTTTTTGTCCAACAGGGTCAAACTTGTTATTTCCAGTAGTGTTGATTTCCCACTTGAACGACCCAGGGTATGCCGCATCAATGTTGGAAAGCGCATACCTAAAATCACGATCCTTTAACCCATCAAACATGGCTATTTGGTCAGCATCCAGCTTGTTCCGATAGTTGGTCATCTGGTCAATGTTGACCTGCTCCATGTCCTTCTTGCTACCAATAACTCGACCAAGACCACCAAATACCAGAGCATCACGGGCGGCATATTTAAGCGTGTTCTCGTCAATCCCTTGTGAGTTGATTGCGTTGTATGCAAATGTTGCCGGAGCGGCTTGAGCCGTACCCTTGGCCATACTCGCAAAACCTCGAACAAGCGGCGTAGAGTAGTCACCAAGTGTGGCTACGGCCCTACCGATACCACCCACACTTTCGTTTGCGGCTAAACGGCGAAAAAACGGTGTTGAGCTACTTCTTTCAAGCAATTCCTCGCTAACCGCATTGCCGAATTTTGACATTCTGCGTAGTGTCGGTACTGCGGCTATAAGCCCAACCCTAGCCCCCATATACACACCAATAGCTTGGTGGAACGGAATAGCAAGTCCAGTAGCAATTAAGGACGGTATCCTGTATCTAAGAACGCTTCTTTCAACTTTCTTTAGAAACCCATTAACAGCAGCAACCCCATTCCCAAGTTTTTCAGCACCATTTGACAAACCTTTGGTTGCACCAGATGCTACGGCTCGAACAGCATCACCCGCAGTTTTAGCTGTATCTAAACCAATTTCAAGTTGGTTGGCAGTCTTACTTACATTCTGAATACCATCGTCAATAATGCCAAGGCGGGTTTGTACCGCTTGCGATTGAGTCGTTAAATCATCCAACCTTTTAGTGAGTTCTGTTGCTTTTTCCGTAGCCCCGATGCGAAGTGCATCGTCAAGTTGACCAGATACAGTCGCAGTCTCATCGGATAGTTTGGCGGCATTGGCAAACACGGTTGCCCTTGCTGCGTTCAATTCCCTTCCGTGATTGATAATTTCAATGCCTCTTTTTGCTTGGTTTGCTTTACGGACGGTTCTAATGATATTAACACCAGCTCCAAGTCCAGCCGTAGCCAAACCAACAGCAATACCAGCTGGGTCTGCGATAGTTCCAGCGACTAAACCTGGCCCACTCAAGTTTTCTTGAAATTTCTTTTCTCCTTCTTCTGCGCCAAACTCTTCAATGTATTGATTGCGGTTTGCATCTAGTGCATTAGTAACAACTTCGCCAGCTTCAACAAAACTAGCGACCTCAACGGAATTTAATTTTTTCTGAGCGTCTTCAATATAAGCCAATCCAAGATTTCTTTTCTTGTTGTATTTGTCGGCCTCTTCTGGCGACATTAGTCCAGTAGCCTCGGAAATAGCAACACCACCACGACCCAAAAACCTTCCAAGTTTAGCAGAACCAATAGTCGAGTTTTCTATAAATTTATCAGCAAACTCAGCAGTTTCTGCTATTTTTTCATCTATTGACTCACCTTGACCAACGGCAGCACTAATCAAAGCTAATGGCGGCAAGTTGCTGGCAATGTCATACGAGTATTTAACAAAATCTACAGCCCCCTCGCCAAGTTCTTTAAATGTCTCTAAAAACGGTTTTGATGGTTCTTCGTCAAGTTTGTTAGCATCCCTGATTGCAAGCATTTCAGCTTTCTTTTCATCAAGGTCTTCATCCCTCATTCCGTTATCATACCATGTGGATGAATCTACAATTTCATCACGACTTGTGATAAAGGCCTCGCCCTTGGTAGTCAATGCACCATCCTTAACTAGACCACGATCCTCCAAAAGAATGTAGTCCTCGCCAAGTTGTGTGGCGTTTCCTTCTTGATCCAAGATTCCACGGGCCTTCATGCCCTCTTCAGTTGTGAACTCTGGGATCTGGTATTTTTGTGGAGTGTGCAACTCCGCAAACGCAGGGCTAGTAAAACGAATGTCGTTAGGGTCTGGCTGAGTTACAACCTCACCAATTGACTCGTAAGACTGCCTCTGAGCCTCTAGGTTAGCCTTCTCTTGGTCAAGGTACTCAAAAATAGCGTCCCTTTCGAGCTTGCTGATTTCTGGATCTGCCTTCTCTTCTTCTGGAGTTGCCATTTAATTATTTATTGAAGTCGTCCTCTAAGTTTTTGGGTGGCCGTCTGCGGTTTATCTGGCTTAATATCCGGTTCGCTGGTCGCAGGAATCCCCGATATGTTGTATTTCTTATCTAGGTTTCGTTCTGCTCGGGAGAGCACTTCATCCTTTTCGGTAAGGTAATCCTTCCAAATTTTAGCGTTATCAGTTTCAACCGGAACGGTCATTTTGGATATGAACTTTCTGTCTTGTTCAGTTACTGGGGCAAGAGCGCGAACGCTTTTGAGGACATCGCTGGTGGTGACCATAAGGGCATCTTTAATTAACGATTGATTTTCCTGCGCCCACTCAGCACCAAATTCTGATGCTACGGCTCTACCAAATCTAGCAACAGGTTCAGTTGGGCCTACAACATCACTCAAATCGGAAGCTAATAGCTTTTTGATTTTTTCTCTTTCTGACCGAATAGAGTAGTAAGTATTCTCAGCTTCCGCGTTTTTCAGCACCTTTTCTTCCTCTTTTGCTGCGAGTTCCATTCTATCAACCTGCTCGGAAGTTGAGATAGGTTGTTCAAATAAAGCCGATGAAATCTTATCCGCTTGCTCAATTTGCCCAGCTCCAATAAGTTTGAATGCGGATTCAACCAATCTTGGGTTTAGTGTTCTTCCTTGTTGCTGAGCTTCTTCAACCTTTGCTCCAAACAATGCTGACGCGCCTTCAATACGAGCTGCATTTGCTTGTTCTTGTTGTTGCCTTTCCGCATTCTTCCGAGACTCCTCTTGCTGGGACTTTAAGTGCCTGTTATATTTTTCCTTAAACCCCGCAACCTTGTTTGGGGGTATCACCTGTCCAGGTTGAAACCCAAGTTCTTGTTTTAAGTATGTATTAAAGTCCATTACAAATCTATTAAAATTGTGTATTTATCGAACGATATATCCAGTCGGAGCTCCACCACCACCAGAAGCACCTCCTCCAGATGCTTGGGCTTGAGATGCAGCAAACTTCTGCTGGCGAAGGTTCATCATTTGCTGGCTCATTAGTCCGCTCATGCTGTTCTTGATAAGATCGCCAACAATGGATGCGTCTGCGTACCTGTCGCTTAACGAGACATCCTCGTCTTTAAGCCTGTTGCCAACATCTCCAAGGATTGGGGCAAGTTCTGGCATGAGTTTAAGAGCGGCGTCAATTTGAGTTGATGCGGCTTTAACCTGCTTCTTTTTCTCCCCCTGCTGCTTGAAGTAGTCGCCTACTTGACCAGCAATGTTAGATACCCCCTGCGCTCCAGCCATTGCATATTCACGCGCAGAGGCTACGGAAGGGCCATAGTCTGGCGATTGATATGGTGCTGTTTGTACTTGTCCTGCGAATAGTGCCATAATTTTAAGTGTAGCTATATCTTACATTTCCCCAAGGGCTTTGTGCGGTTTGCATTCCAGCACCACCACCAGCACCTCCAAAGTTAAACCCGCCTCCACCCATGTTCATTCCAGCACCCATCATGGAGCTTCCAATGCTGCTCCACATTTGCGCTTTGGCTTGCTGGTTGGCGAGGTTGGTCTGGTAGACTGCTTGGTTGTATTGGTTCTGCGCTCCAGCGGCTTGGTTGGCAAGATTGAGAGGCATATTAAAATCAAAACTTCCAGATGCCGCTGGGCCACCAGACATTGCTGATGCCGCGCCTGAAGTCCCAAGTTTATAAGCCAATGGAGCATTGCTTAAAAGATTCATGCCGGGAGTGGTGTAAAATTGATTGGCTCGATTAAACAACTCTCCGCTGGCTGAACTTGCTTCACCACGAAGTGCCTGTCTACGCGCACCAACATCAGCAATGTTTCCATATGCTGCTTGCGCTGCTTGTTGTGCTTCCGCCCTGCGAGCGGACTTTGCAGCTTCACGATTCATGATCTCAGATGCAATAGCTGAATTTCCACCAATGCGTCCAGCCGCAGCCGCAGCCTCTCTTGCTTGTTGCTGAGTCGCCCGTTGCTCTTCCGAAGAAAGAGTCCCACGACGAGCGTAAGCTTCTTCCGCCATTGTTCCAAACATACCAGTGTATGGGGATGCCTCTTTTTGGAACTCAGACTCAAGCCCTTGTGCGCGTTCTGCGTAAAGGTTTTGAAGTTGAATAGATCGAGCTTGCTCTGGTGAAAGGCTTTCCATTAACCCACGGGTCAACGGTGCTTGCTTGCGCATTGTTCCTAGCTCGCCAGCACGGATTTGAGCGACATTTCTTGCGGCTTGTTTCGCTGCTCTTAGTTCTAACGCAGATTGCTTATTAAGAAATTGGTTGCTTTGACGAAACATTTGGTTCATCAACTGCGGCCCAAATTGGTTTTGCAGTCCGATAAAACCGGGTATGTTTTGTTGGTAGTAATCTAGCAGTCCACGGCCAGCCTTGTTTGCCTCAGTTTGCCCTGTCAATGGATTAACATCAAACAAGCCAACGGGAGGAGGCGGAGAGCCTCCACCCTTCCTTGCGCGAGATGCACCATAGGCGGAAACCCCTGCTCCAACGGCTGCTATTGTCAATGCTGAACTCATTTATTTATCTGTATTATTTGTTAAAACTATTTCTGACGGGCTTATGTCTTTTTTCCACGAATTAAATCTAGGGTCTTCTTCGTCAATCAACGGGTTGATTACTGGGATTGTGATCCTTTTAATTATTTCGTCAGGATCGGTTAGGTTGTCGGGGTTGGCGTGAATCGTTAAGTATGTCGCATCAGTTACAGCATAAACCAGTCTCCTCGTTCCTTTTTTGGTTATTCCCATAAATGGCCCA